GATAGTGGAATATCTTTTAATGTTGTAGGAACCGACTTAGATGGAGATTCTTTAACTGAAAACATTACAGGTGCTGATACAGGAGCAGCAACAGGTTCTAAGTTTTTTAAAACAATCGTCAGCATTACAGCGGTAGGTGATCCAGCAGGCACAGTTATAGCTGGAACAACAGCGGTAGCCGCAGATATAATTTTTGGTGGTAGAACTCGTCTTAAAGGTTATTCTATTGTTTCGGGTGGCACGGCAGGTGTTATTGAGTTTGTTAATGGGGAACCAAATGGTGGTGGTTCAACACTGTTTAAAGCAAGAACGGTAGGAACAGACAACACAACTATAGATAATACAATCCCACAAAATGGAGTTGTGTTTGAAGATGGTATGTATGTTAAGTATACAATAGCAACCACAGATATGATGAGTTTTTTCTACGCATAGGAGTAGAGATGTCCGAAAAAGGCACGATGAAGGGTCACACCATAGGTGGTGGACAGAAAAGACCTACTAAATCTGGTGCGGGCATGACTAAGAAAGGTGTTGCTAAGTATCGAAAAGATAACCCTGGAAGTAAATTACAAACAGCGGTTACAGGAAAAGTAAAGGCAGGAAGTAAAGCGGCTAAAAGAAGAAAATCATATTGCGCTCGTAGCGCAGGGCAAATGAAGAAATTTCCAAAAGCTGCTAAAGATCCTAACAGCCGTTTAAGGCAAGCTAGAAAAAGATGGAAGTGTTAGCATGGCTACCGTAAAAGAAAAAGACTTTTTGCATTCGTTAGATAAAAGAACGGCTATCTTAGAAGAAATTTTAGTTAGGTTAGAAACAAATCACTTAGCTCATATGCAAAAAGATATAGATAAGTTAGACTTTAAAATATGGGGTATTATTGCGGGTATTTCTATTCAATTAGCGGCCACTATAATAGCTTTAATTAATTTATACGGAGGGTAATATGGGAGCTGGTTTATACGCCAATATTCACGCGAAGAAAAAAAGAATCGCTGCTGGATCAAAAGAAAAGATGCGAAAACCGGGATCTAAGGGAGCTCCTACTGCCGCTAATTTTAAAAAAGCGGCTAAAACTGCGAAGAAACCAAAAAAGGTGTAATAAATGACCACTTCTAATTCCACAGATTTCGAGCTAGATGCCGCAGAATATGTTGAGGAAGCTTTTGAAAGGTGCGGACTAGAAGTTCGTACAGGTTATGACTTAGCTACAGCTCGAAGATCTTTAAATTTAATGTTTGCTGAATGGGCTAACAGAGGTTTAAATCAATGGACTATAACTCAAAGAACGCAAGCTTTAACAGCTGGTGACAGAGAATATAACTTAGGCACAGACGTAATAGATATACTTAACATTGTGGTCAGGCGATCCACTACCGATTTTTCTATGTCCAGAGTTAGTCGATCGGACGAGTTATCTATTCCTAACAAAACAACTACGGGAAGGCCTACTCAATTCTTTTTAGACAGGCAGATAACACCTAATTTAAAAATTTGGCCTGTTCCAGAGAACAGCACGGATGTAATTCATTATGATGCTTTGACAAGGATAGAAGACGTAGATGCTCAAATTAACAACATGGATGTTCCCTTTAGATTTTACCCTTGTTTAGCCGCAGGACTTGCGTATTATATTTCTTTAAAAAAGGCTCCCCAACGAACTCAAATGCTTAAAGCCATTTATGAAGAAGAATTTGAAAGAGCTATAGGTGAAGATAGAGATCGTTCAAGTTTTAGTGTAACGCCTCAATATTCTTATTTGAGGTCTAACTAATGGCTAAATTTGCTACAGGAAAAAACGCATATGGCATATCAGATAGATCTGGTATGAAATATCGTCACAATGATTTAAAAAAAGAATGGAATGGTTCTTTAGTGGGTCCTGATGAATTTGAGCCAAAACACCCTCAATTAGGACCTTTTAAATCTGTTTCAGACCCTCAAGCTATAAAAGATGCAAGACCTAGCCGAACAGAAAATCCTGTAGAGGTTCTTTTAAGATTAAATCCTTTTACATCTAGTTCTTCGAGTTCTGGAGTTATTACAGTACAAGAATCTGGTCATGGAAGATCTTCTAATGACACCGTAAGATTTAGAACTGTTGCAGGATTTGATGGATTTACTAAAATAGTTTTAGAGCAAGCCGAAGGATACAGCATTACGGTAGTCACCGCGGATACTTATACTTTTACGGCTAATGGACAGACCGCGGATTCTGGCGGGAAAATAGGTGGCGGTGGTCGATCAACGTCCGGGCCAACAACGGTGAGTGCATAATATGAGCTTTACATACACAACTTTAAAAACAGCTATTAAAGATTATACAGATAATTCAGAAGTTACTTTTTTAAATAATTTACCTAATTTTGTAAAAGCGGCAGAAGATAGAATATTTGAAGCAGTGGATTTAGAATATTTTAGAAGAAATGTTACTTCAGCTATGACAGCCTCTGATCAGTTTTTATCTGTTCCAAATGATTTATTAGCTGTGTTTTCTTTACAAATAACAACAAATGGTTCCGAAAAGTTTTTATTACAAAAAGATGTTAATTATTTAAGAGAGTATACACCGAATGCTTCTACAACAGGTGTTCCAAAATATTATGCGGTATTTAGTGTTGAACATTTTTTAATAGCTCCTACACCTAATTCAGCTTACACGGTTGAATTACATTATTATTACAGGCCAACTAGTTTAGCAGAATCTACGGCTACTCTTACTATGGCAGGAGTTGTAGGAACATTTTCGACTAGTGATGTAATTACAGGAGGAACAAGCGGAATTGTTGCAACGGTTAATACCGTACCGTCAAGCTCTACTTTGACTATAGTTATTCCTGGAGGAGATTTTACAACAGGAGAAACTGTTACAGGTAGTTCTAGCGGTGCAACGGGAGTTGTTTCTTCCATATCTTCCGATACTACCACCACTTGGATAAGTTTAAACGCACCTAATGTATTACTTTACGGGGCCTTATTTGAGGCTTATACTTTTATGAAAGGTGAGCAAGATGTTATATCCATTTATGAAAAACGATTTATGGATGGTTTGGCTAGATTAAAAGATCTTGGTGAGGCTAGAGAAAATTATGATGCATATAGAACGGGTTTACCCAACAGACCGAGGACATAGAATATGGCCTTAGTGTTAGCGGATAGAGTAAAAGAAACCACATCTACTACAGGAAACAGTGCTCCCTATTTTTTAGCAGGGGCCGAAAACGGTTTTGAAGCGTTTTCCGTAATAGGTGACTCTAATACTACTTATTATTGTTGTACGGATGGTGTTGATTTTGAAATAGGTCTTGGAACTTATACTGCATCTGGCACAACTTTAGCTAGAACAACTGTATTACAATCTAGTAACGATGATAATGAGGTTGTTTGGACGAATGGTTTAAGAACTATCTTTTGCACACAACCCGCAGAAAAAGCCGTGTTTCTTGATGCTAATGGTAATATGCCTATTACTAATAGTGCTTCGGTTGGGGGTTCGTTAACGGTAACTGGTGACGGAACTGTTGGTGGTACATTAGGTGTTACAGGTGTCGCTACTTTTACAGCCGTTCCTCTTTTCCCTAATAATACAATAGAAACAGCCGATATCCAAGCCGATGCTATTACTGGTGCTAAGATAGTGGACAACGCTATAGACTCTGAACATTATACAGATGGCAGTATAGATACGGCTCACATTGCTAATCTACAAATCACAACGGCTTTGATTGCGGCAGATGCCGTTACTTCTGCAAAAATACCAGATAACGCTATAGACTCTGAACATTATACAGATGGATCTATTGACCTTGCTCACATGTCAGTTAATTCAATAGACAGTGATCAATACGTTGACGCATCTATTGATACTGCTCATATTGGTAATTTACAGATTACTACCGCATTAATAGCAGCCGATGCCGTTACTTCTGCGAAGATACCAGATGATGCTATAAACTCTGAGCATTACACGGATGGATCAATAGATACGGCTCACATTGCAGATTCTCAGATTACTGTTGCTAAGATGGCAGCTAACTCAATAGATAGTGATCAATACGTTGATGCTTCTATAGACACTGCTCACATAGCAAACTTACAGATTACTACAGGTTTAATAGCGGCAGATGCTATTACGGCAGCTAAAATAGCAGACGATGTTATAAACTCTGAACATTATGCTGCAGGAAGTATTGATAATGAACATCTAGCAGACGATGCAGTAGGTGCGGATGAATTAGCAGCAAATGCTGTAGTAACAGCTTCTATTGTAGATGCTAATGTAACTTTAGCAAAGATAGCTAATCAAGCTGCAAATACAGTTTTAGTAAGAGATGCCAATAGTTCTGGTGTTGTTTCTGCTAAAGCACTTACAACCACACAAATATTGATTGGTGATGGAACTGGATTTACGGCTGCTGCTTTATCTGGTGACGTAACGATGACAAATGCAGGTGTAGTAACTATTGCTGCAACTTCAGTCGAAGGTTCCATGTTAAACAACAATGCTATATCTGGTCAAACGGCTTTAACGTCTGGTCTTGCAACCACAGATGAGTTATTAGTAAGTGATGCTGGCACACTTAAAAGAATGGATGTTAGTGTACTAACAGCATTAACAGATGCAAGTGCAGCCGATTCGGCAGT